CTTCTCCAGCGCCAGGGCGCGGTCAACCACTTTCGCCCAGTCCGTAAGAGAGAACTTCTCGCCGCCGTCATCCTCGAGCAGATCCTTGAGCTTGCGCTCGATAACCGCTTCGAGGTCGGGATTGACATCGCTCTTCTTGTCGGCGCGCCCGTTGTGCTTCTTCCTCGCGGCCACGCCGCTTGCTCCTTAGAAGAGACCAAATTTATGCCCGATGCCGAGACCAAGGGCCCCGCTCAGTCCGACGCCGACGCCGGCTCTGATATGCTTGCCATGCGCGCGTGCGTCCTCGATGGCGTCGAGCTGGTTGTTCAGTCGGGTGAGTGTTTCCGGGTCGGCGAGCCGGGTGATCGAGGGCCGGTTGATGGTCGCCCGGATGCGCTCGATGGCGCGCCGATTGTGACGGCCGAGGCCGCCGCCTTCGGTGCTGGTCTCGAGGTTGTTGATCGCCTCCTCGGCATCGCGCAACTCCTGGGTGAAGCCGCCGCCTTCGGCCGGCAGCACGTTGGGCCGGTAGAGGTTCTGCGTTGCTTGCCGATAGTCCTGATCCGCTTGCGCGAGGCTCGGCTCCCATTGCTGCCACGCATGCGCGATGTCGTCGGCAAGGTCGCCCGCGCGCTGCTGGTCGATCGCTGCAAACCGCGTCTCGGGCAAGCCAGCCGCCTGATCGCGCAACTCGCGCAGCGTCTCGCGGATGACGCTCGGCTCCGAATAGGCGGTGCCGCCGCCGGGGCGCGGCTCGCCGACCAGGTCGCGCAGAACGGCCCGGAGGTCGGCGCGGGTCGCGGCTGTTTCTCCCGTGACGCGCCCGGTGTCGATGCGGTCGCGGATCGCGGTGAGGAGGCTGCGGCCAGCCGGGTGCTCCTGAAACGGGGCCGTCGCCTGCAAGGCGTTGGCCCGCTGCATCGCGGGGGCATAAAGCTGCTCGCCGAGATCGCGCCGCGCCTGCACCGCCTCGCGCGCGGGCTGAAGCAGCCGCCGCCCGATCTGGCCTTCCTCGACCTGCCCGACCAGCCGCGCCGTGCGCCCGCCCGCCGTGGCCGCGCGGCCGAGGGTGCCGAGCGCGCCCGCGAGAATCCCCGATCCCGTCGATCCCGCCTCTTGCCACTTCTCCTCGTCCGAGCCCGGTTTGGGGGCCTTGCCCGGCATCCAGCCGGAGACCTTCTTCGTGGTCGGCAGAAACGGCTTGGGCGAGACATTGCCGCCGAGGGCGTTGATGACCTCGCGCCCGGTTTGCTCGAGATCGCCGAACTGCCCCGGAATGCCGGCGACCGCGCCGCGGCCCGCATAGGCGAGCTCGCTGCCGCTCGGCCCCATCGCGCCGAGGACGTTCGGATCTTGCAGATCGCCCGTGCCCGGCATGCCGCGCGCATCCACCTTCGCGGTGGGCTTGGCTGCGCCGCCGCTCTGGGGGCCGGAGGAGGGGCCGCCGCCGAACTTCTGGCCGAGAATGCGGTCGATGTCGTCGTCGGGAGCAACCCGGATTGAACCGCCAGACGTCTCGGCGCTGCTGGTCGGCGCGTCTTTTGGAGCACCGAAGGCTTTCGTCAGGGCCTGGTCGATCTCGGCGGGAGAAGCGTCGGTCATTGCAAGGGTGCCGGTTCGCTTTGGGTTGGCAGGATGATGTCTGAGGCGGTGATGTCAGGCATCTGGTCTACGACGACGTAGCCCTGGTCCTCGAGCGTGCTCTTTATCTCGTCGGGATCACGCCCGTATTTCTTCGCCCGCGCCGCCACCTCGTCGCTCGAAATGCGCTTCTTGCCGAGCTTGTCGAGGATTTGCTCAGGTGTTGGATAGTTGCCGATCTGCTTCAACAGCGCCTGCGCCCGCGCCTGTTGGCCGGGCGTATACCAGGTGCTTTCTTCCAGTCCGACTTTAAGTTTGGCGACGACCGAAGCGTATTTATAAGCGGCGACCAGATAACTGTCGCCCGGCTTGACCTTGGCCGCTTCCTCGATTTTGTCCACCATGGTTTTGTTGATGCGGTAGCCGCCGCCGAGGACGTTGGCGAGCTCGAGGCCGATGCCGCTCAGGTTGGTGTTGTAAAGTTTCTGGTCATCCTCGGTCATGTTGTTGGCGAGCGCCGCCGTGGCCCCGCTCGAGATCGATCCGCCCGTGACCACCGATCCGAACGCGCCGCCGCTCTGCGTGATGCCGATTTTGTTGGCGAGGTTAACCGAGCGCAGCGCCTCGCCCGAACTGCGTAATATGTTGTCGGCGAAGCGCATGCTGACGGCAGATCCGCGTGCGCCCTGTGTGCGCTTGTATTCCAGATCCTCGGCCTTTAATCCCAGCTCTTCCTGCTTCAGGCGGTAGTCCTCGATCTTTTCCGTTACGGCATTAACGTCCTTCAAGGTGTTGTAGGCGGCCTGCGCCCCCTTGGTCTTCGCCTCCTGCAGCAGCACCGGCCCGCCATGCTGCGCCACGGCGATCTGCATCGCCGCCTCGGCCTTGGCGTTGTCGTAGGGCAGCATGTCCATGGCGCGCTTCATCGCCTCCTGCAGATTCTTGTTCTTCTCCTGCAGGACCTTGAGGTTCTCATCGAAGTTCTGCCGCTCTTTCTCGTAGAGATCGGCGCGGCCCTGCTGCCAGCCCGCCATCATCCCAGTCATCGCGTTCATCGCGCCGAGCGCCGCCTGATGCCCGCCATTGGCCTTGCCGAGCATCGTGCCCATCACCGAGATCATGCCGAAGAGGCCCGCGAGATCGATCGCGTTGTCGGTGCTCGGCACGAAGGGCGGCGGCTGCGTCGCCTCGATCTGCGGCTCGTACTTGTTGTAGATCCCTTGCGCCGCCTGTGCCTGCTGCTCGGCGAACTGGCCTTTCGACTGTGCATCCTGCACCGCCTGCGTGGCTTTGGCCTGGCCGAGATCTTCCTCGCTCTGCGCGACGTTCTTGCCGGCGGCGGCCGTCGCTGCCGGGTTGAGGCCATTGATCGCGCTGCCGAGCGCCGTAGTGCCCGGCGATGCTGGCGGCTTGAGCGCATTCGGCAGGCCGGCGCTGGGCGCAGGGGTGCCCGAGGCCCCGCCCACCGGAGCGGCCGAGGGTATCCCCGCCGTGCCCGCCGGCATGGAAAGCGACGTCGCCTGTGGACCGGCCCCCGGCTCTCCGGGGCCGCCCGGGAGGCTGGAGGGCGGCGTGAACCCGGGGCTTGCCGGTGCCGTCGAGCCGGTCGGCCCTGGCGGCAGCGGGAGAACGGTGTTGGCTTGATCATCAAGCGGGGGCATTGGCGGCTCCGGTGAAGGGCTGGCTGATCGCGCCGGCAATGGTCGAGCCGACCGGCTTCACGCTCGAGCCCAGCACGTTGAACAATTGCTGGTAATACGCCGTGCTCGCCTGATTGATCTGCGTATCGCTGGCCATCTGCGCTTTGATGCCTTGCATGGTGTACTGGTCGCCGACCGACTGCACCGCGAGCCCGACATTGAGCTGGTTGTTGAGCAGCTTCTGGCGCAGCGCCTCGACCTGCATCGCGCCCTGCTGCGCCCCGACCCCGCCGCGCTTGGCCGCATCCTGCGCCGCGACCGCCTGCGCGTTCTGGTACGCCTGCGCGCTCATCGGCGTCAGCGCGCCCTGCGTCGCCGCCTGGATCTGCTGCGAGCCGATGTTGGTGTAGGGCGTGCCGATGGCGCTGATCTGCTGCGCCTGCTGCGTGCCCTGCTGCTGCGCCTGCTGCGCCAACCCCTTCTGCTTGTTGGCCGAGAGCAGGCCAATCCCCGCCGGGATGCCGGCCGCGAGCAGCTTGGTCAGATTGCCCGGCGAGGCGAGGTCGCCGAGGCCCGAGAGCAGCTTGTCGCCGAAGCTCTTATCTTGGGAAGCGCCGGTGCTGGTGCCGCCTGTGCCGCCGCCGCCGAGCGCTGTATCGGGGCTGCCTAATTGCAGCGAGCTGGGTCCGGGGCTGCCCGCGACTGGTGTTCTTCCCAGTGCCGCGCTGCCGAAGGGGTCGTTCTGGACCGCCGCTGCCCGTGTCGCTGCTGCCGGTGCCGCCGCCGCCGTTGGAGGCGCGGCCGCCGTGGGTTGTTGAGCCGATCCGGCTTGTGCGCCGAAGATGTCCGGGTAGAGGCTCGGATCGAAGCCGCCGCCAGACGGCGCGCCGCCGCTAAAGGGGGCGTCCGTGCTGCCGCCAAGGTCTTGGCTCGTGACCGGCGTGACAGGCGCGGTGCCGCTGGTGTCGCTGCCGCCGCCACCAAACAGGCCGCTCAGGAAGCCGCCACCGCCACCGCCGCTGTCGCCGCTGCCGCCACCGAAGATCGGCGACGGCTCCGAGGTGGATGCATAAGTGTCGCTGTACTCGTCCTGAAACTCGAGCAGCCCGGTCTTGGGGTTGCGCTTGCCCGAGCCGCCCAGCGCCTTCAAAAGCTCCGCTTCACGCGGGTTTATGTGCGCCAAAATACTGTCTTTGCCCCGTCCATGGCGCTGTAACGCCTTCGCCGCGGCGGTCGGACTGAGTTTGAGGGCCTTTTCCAGGGCTGTCATGGCTGAATGTCCCACGTGAAACATGGTTTCGGCAGCGAAATCGTCACCCGCTGACCCCGCTGGTGTCCTCGGCGCGCAGCGAACTCTTGTTCCACACCGGAGTACGCTTTCCCAGTACACCGAAAATGTCTCCCCCCGGCGAATAGCCGATCGAGGGGGCCGCGAGCGCCTGGGCCAGCGCTTGCGAGCCGGGGCCGGGAATATCGGGCGTGGTCGGGCCGGTCGGGCCGCTCTGCTGGCCGCTGGTGCCGGCCGGCCGCCGCTGCCCCAAGGGAACGGTGCCTGCGCTGAAGTCGAGGTTGACCGGACTGCCGCCGCCGTCGCCGCCGCCCGTGCCAGTGCCCTCGCCGCCCGTGCCGGTGCCGGTGCCGCCCGTGCCGCCGCCGCCGGTTCCCCCCTCCTGGCCGCCTGCGCCCGTGCCGGTGCCCTGGCCGCCTGCCCCGGTGCCGGTGCCGCCAAAGCCGGCGCTCGTGCCGGTGCTGCCGCCGCTCGCCGCGCCTGTGGATGGCGCGGAGGATAATCCCGCGAGGTTCATGATGGCGCGGTCCTGGGTCGAGATCCCTTGCTCGTTGAACGGGATGGCGTCCTGAACGCCGGACGTGCTCGCGGCCGTCGTGCCCGGCTGCTGGCTCGACGCGGAGGCGCTCGTGCCCTGCCCCGAAGGCGGGGTCAGGCCGGTGAGCTTGTAGAGTTGGGCGTTGTAGCCGCCATAGAGGTCGGGGCCGCTGCTGAAGCCCTGCTGCGCCTGGTCGGCCGGTGCCGGGGGCGCGCCGCCTGCCCCGCCCGCGCCCGCTTGCGCGCCCGCCGTGTCTGTGCCGCCAGTGTTGCCCGAGACGGTCTGGATCAGTTGTGTGCCGACAAAAGCGCCGTCTGTGAGCCTAACGCCTACATTTCCTTGCAGACTTGCAATAACGCCGGTTTTTGGCCCGGTCCCGTCCTGTAGATCGTAAGTAATCGTCGCCCCGGCGAGATTGCCGCCCTGATTCTGGAAATCTTGCCAGGTCGTGGGCGCGATCTGCGCCGCCTGCGCGCTGCCCACCGGATTGAGCGCGCTGAGATCGAGCCCTCCGGTGCCGGTCATCGGCTGGATCGCGGTCGCTTGATCGATGGTCTGCGCGCTCGAGAGCAGCGCCTTCTGATTGTCGTTCAGACTGTTCAGGTCGCCTGGCAGCGTGCCGTAGGATTGCAGCATCCCGACATAGGAGCCCGTCTTCGCATAGCGCTGCGCGTCGAGCGCGGCGGCGGCGTAGAGCGAGGCGACCGGGTCATTGGGATCGATGTTGAACTGCTGCGCGGTGGCGGCGTCGAATTGCCCGATGCCGACATGGGCGGTGCCGGCCCCCGCATTGGGGTCCCAGCTGCTCTCTTGCCCGATCTGTGCGAGGAAGAGATTGCGCGGAATGCCGTATTGATCGGCCGCGTCTTGCGCCGTGGCGATGAGCTCGGGATCGACGCCGACGCCGAACTGACGCAGTTGCTGGGTGGTCGATTGCAGATCGCTCTCTGTCGCGGTGACATTCTGCGCCGCTTGGGCGGCTTGCTGCTGTACCGGGGCGATCTGCTGCTGATAGGTCGAGTTGTAGGCCTGCTGCACCGCCGGATCGCTGCCCGCGTTCTGGATCGCCTGGATCAGCGGCTGGCTGTTGCTGTCAAACTGGCTCTGCACCATCTGCTGGATCGAGTCCCACTCCGACGTCGACTGCTGCAGCACGGTCTGCACATTTTGGTAGGCCTGCTGATACGCATCGGCGATCGGCTTGGCGGCCTCGTAGGCATTGAGATTGCTGCTGCCGCGCGGCCCCGTAGGCGGCGGCGCTTCGCCATTGACGATGCGGATCGCCCACGGCTCCTGGTTCACCGCCGCGAGCGCCTGGTCGTATTTCGCCTGCGCGTCCTGGATCTGGCTTATCAACCCCGCCTTGTAGCTGTCGAGGTACTGCTGTCCTTGCTGCTCGAGCGTGTTGAGCTGGTCCTGCGCCGGGGTGACGATCTGCGCGTAGGCATCCTGCGCCGCTTGCTGCGCCGCGCTCTGGGCGCTGGCATCAGCGCCCGAGAACGCCGCCACCACCGAATTGTAAGCGTCCACCGCCGCGCTATAGGCCGCCTTTGCTCCGTCATAGGCCTCTCGCAGCGCGGGCGGGACAAAGCCTTGCGCCGCGCCCTGCAGGGCCGAGAGCCCGACATCCTGCCCCGTCGCTGCTGCCGCGGCCGCTCCGAACCCCGCCTTGCCCGCCGTGTCGAGCACGGCCTGCACGACGTTCGCCGGCAGGTTCGTCTGGCTGGCGATGTCCGACAGTGATTGACCCGCGCCCGAACCCAGGCCCGAGATCCCGCCGGCCAGCGCGCCTTGGCCGGGATCGGTACCGGAGATCAGCGCTTTGCCCGCGCCGATGCCGGCTCCTTCCGCCGCCTTCAGCACCGTGTTGATGACGCTGTTTGGCAGGTTGGTCGCGTTGTGAACCGTGTCGACGATGCCTTGCGTGAAGCTGGGCGTCGTCGCCGTATAGGCTTGGCCGGAAATGGGATCGAACAGCGATCCCGACGCGCCGGACGCCCCGAGCGATCCAAGGCCGCCGCTTAAGCCGCCGCCGAGCGCGCCGAACAGCGCCGCCTTGCCGACATCGCCGCCGGTCAGTTCCGCTGAGACGATGCCGCCGGCAATGCCGCCGATGACGCCCGCCGTAACGTCGATCACCAAGGTGCTGACCGCGATCGTGGCGATCAGGTCCGCCGCCACCGTCGTGACCGCGAGGTCGACCGCGATCGGAATGATGATCGCGATCACGGGCATGTCAGAGATCCAACTCGAACTTGTACATCGGCTTCATCTGGCCGGTGATCTCGTCCATGTGCGGCTCTTGCGTGATCTTCACCGGCAATCCGGTCGCCTTCGCAAGTTTCACGAACGCAGGACTATCCGCGTAGCTGATAATCTTCTTGATGCCGTGTTGCTTGGCCGTCTTCGCCGCAACCACATAGCGCTGCACCAGCGCCTTGCCGTCCTCCAATGTCGAGGTGTGCAACTCCAGCACGAGCGGCTCTATTGGCGTCAATAAAAACACGGTCTTGCCAATTTGTGCCAGCCGCGTTCCCTGCTTGAGCTTCTGCGCGACCGCGCCGAGGTAGCGATCGCGCGTCATGCCCGGCGGCAAGCCCTCTTTCTGCGCGCTGCCCCAGAGGATCTCCGCGGTCTCGTTGAATTGCTGAACCGCTTGCGGGTTCTGCGACAGATCCTGCTGCTGCGGGCCTTGCTGGGGCGGGTTTGGAGGGCTCATCCGACGACGCCCAAGGCGCTCGCAATCGTCTCGTGGATGAACAAATGCGACGAGATCCAGTCGTAGAACTGGTCCTGGTCGTTCCAGTCGACATCGAGGAGGTTGAACGGGTTGTTGAGGCCCAGCAGCGACGCATACGCCTGATGCTCGTCCTGATGCGCGATCAGCCAGTCGTCGAGGTTGTCGACATCGGCTTCCATCAGCGGATAAGCCGGCACGCCCTGGCCCAAGCGGAAGACGGTGTCGCGGAAGAGCTGATGCTGCATGCCGTTCTCGAACAGCATCGCATTGAGCGACTCGACGTTGCCGAACTCGGCCGATGACAGCGCGCTCATGTCCATGGCTCTAGCTCGCGCGGTAAAAACACATGCCGGCGAACGAGGGCGTTAGTCCGGTCTGAGCAACAGGCAGGGGTGAGGAGGCGGTTGCCGTGTTGAGATAAAGAATAATTCTGGACTCGGTCGGGTAGACGAGCCCGGTTATACCAGTCCCCCCCGTAAGCGCCGTAACGGTGTAGTTCGCCATAAGACAGCAGCCGTAGACGCTGGTGATATTGGCACAGGGCACCGGCAATCCCGTAATAATGACGTTGCCCGTGGGCGTGCCCGTCCATCCGGTTAGACTGAGTGTAAATCGCGCGGTGACATCGCGCCCGATTATCTCGTAGCTGCCAAATTGGAGATTATATGCAGGCGTTCCGACGGTGGCGTCCGTGATAATCGTGGGCGTCCAGTTGCCGGCGATATAAGAAGCATTCTGGGCTCCGCTTGCGGCACTACCACTTACTGCTCTCAATGCCATGGGTCAGCTTCCATCGCCTGGCGTGATCAGCACCGAGGAACCGCCTGCCGCCGTGATCCCGGTGAAGAACAGGTTCGGCGCGAGGCTCAACACCTCGACCGTGCGTCCCAGCATCAGGAAGGTCGCGGCGTTGCTGGTGGCGATGATGACCGCGCTCGAATTGGCCGCCGCCGCGGTCAAGCCGCTGCCGATATAGACGTCCGACGCGCCCGCGTTGACGAGGCGATACTGCCCGCCGCCGGAGCCGATGACCTGCACCGCGGTCGGTGCCGCGACGTTGGCGGTGAAGGTCACCGTGTTGCCGGTCGGGGTGAAAGCATTGCTGCTCATGGCGGATTTCCTTTCGTCATGGGTGGCGTTGGCGCGGGGTCGGGCGTGTTGCCCTCATCACACCATTGCTTGAAAATCTGGTAATCGCGGTTGCCGGGGTCGAAGGGGATGAACGCGCCATCACTGATGCGAAGAACGACGCTTGGCTCCAGACTGGGGAGCGGAGCGATGAGCTGGTAGGGCTGTGCCATATCAAAGGTCCGCTGAAGCGCCGAGGTAGAACCCAGCCCACATAGCAAACGCCGCTGCGGTTGCTGTTGCTGTCGCGAGGGTGCCGTATGGCGATGTTTGGCTGACGGCTCCGGCACTGGCGTTCTGATAGCCTCCAGGTACCACAGCAACGACTGTCGGCGTGCCACGCATGACAACAGGGAAAGCGAGCCACTGCCCGAACGTCCCGCCTGCGGTCATATAGCCTATTACAGTTGCGTTTATCACGGCATAGAAGCGCTGGCAGTTGGCGAGATCGTAGCGCGGGTCGGGCTTCTCCAGCGGCGTCGCGACGCTGCCGACCTCAAGCTGCACGCCCCACATGCCGATGCCCCCGCTTTGCACGCCGATCGAACCGGCGTTATTTGCATTGGCTGTGCCGCTTGAAAACCAGAACTGCAATCCCGTGTAGTCGTTGCCGTTCGTGCCAAGGGTCTTGCCTGCTATCGAAGGCAGCGCAAACGTCAAACTGAAGCGCTGCCAGGTCGGCGAGGCCACAACTTTTTGTCCCGCCACCGGGGTATTGGCCGAAGGGCTGCCGCCAGTGCCAAACACTTGCGCGAACCCGACGCCAATATTTATATTGCCTGAACCAGTAGCAGCATAAAACGATACCGTCGCCGTCTTACCGGCGAGCCGCCGAACTCCTTCGATCGGCTGCGTAATTAGCGAAAAATCACTGGTACCCGCGCCCCCCGTAAATGCGTTCACAAACTGCCAATTGGCGCTTTCATCTCCAATCTGCGCCCGTATTGTGTCTGTCGAGGGTGCTATGCTGATCGTTTGCGAGCCACCTGACCAGAGCGATTGCCAGCGATCGGCGGTGTAGATACCTGAGCCGGTGAACCCGCTCGCGCCGCGCTGCTGGATGTTGAACATGGAGTTGTGAATCAGATTGCGCCCGATGTCGCCGGTACCGCCGCCGCCGCTGAAAGAGACGTTGGAGACACTGCCTCCCGTGATATTGACGCTGGTCAGCGCCGTGCTGCCGTTGCCGATGCCGTTGATCGCATCCGTGACCGAAATGAAGTCCGCATCCAGCAACGACAAGGCGATGTTGCTGGTGGAATTCGCAAAGACGTTGGGAACGGTGAAGGGCAGCGTCGTCATCTAGAAGCGCGCTCCATATTCGAGTTCGTACTCGACGGTGTTGAGGGTGAACTGCGCCGAGTTCGAGGTGATCGTCAGCCCGATATACTTGCCGTTTTGCTGCGCGTCGGTCATCAGAAGCTGATAGCCGAAGCCGCCGACCCAGTAGATCGTCGTGCCGACATTGTTATGCCAGCCGACGATCTGGTTGAAGTTGTTGATCCAGCTGATCACCGTGTCGAAGGCATAAGGCGGGCTCTGCCGGGTCTCCGCGTCGATGGTCGCGAGGAGGGCCACGCCAACGGCGGAAGTGACCTCGAGCCCGAACTTCAGCGCCTGCTTGTCCCTGACCGGATCGCCGATATGGCTCAAGGCCATCTGCATCTTGGACGGGATCGCGCTCCGGTTGTCGGCGTACATGGTGACGAGGTTGTTGCCGCTCGTGCCGTAGAGATGGATCAGCCCCTTGAACGGCACGCTGGTCGTCAGGTCGATCGCGCCCTGGTAGGTCAGGAACCACTTCTTGTCGAAGAACACGGCCTGCAGCGGGATCGTCCCGCGCACCGGGTCCTGGTAGTAGAAGTTGAACGCGGCGCAGAGGATGTTGAAGATCAGCACCTGCCCGCCGGTCACCTGCTTGGTGAAGTCGATCAGCGGGAAGAGCCCGTCGAGCGCGTCCGACAGCTTGGTCGTGGTCGATCCCACCAGCGCGTAAACCCCGTAGCGGTTCATGAACAATATCGACCTGAAATACGGGAAGATGGCGTGCACGAGCTCGGTGCCGATCGAGGCCGAGATGTTGGTGTTGGTGAAAACGGTCGCGCCCGTGTTGCTGTCGACCTGGACATCGCTGAAGACGTTGATCGAGTCGGCCCCCCACCAGTAGAGGAAGTTGTTGGCCGCCAGGAGCGCGTTGATGTTGCCGTGCAGGGTCGTGTCGGTGGCGATGAAGTTGCCCGCCGAGACCGAGATGAAGTCGTTGTAGGAGCCCGCCGCGCTGAAGGTGATGGTGCGGCCTTGCGCGACCCAGACGCGGCCCGAGAAGGTCGCGACGTCGCTGATCGGGTCGCTGGTCACCACGGCGGTCAGCACTGCGCCCGATCCGCCGCCGCCCGACACCGTCGCCACCACGGTCGAGGCGTCGGTGTAGCCGCTGCCGGGGTTGGTCATTACCACCGAGGTGATCGAGTTACCGAACACGATCGGCGTGGCCGCCGCGCCGCCGCCGCCGCCGCCTGAGATCGAGATCGTCGGGGTCGAGGTGTAGCCGTTGCCGCCGGCCGCGACGACCAACTGCAAGGTGCCTGTCTGGAAGGTGATGAGGCTGGCGATGGCGGTTGCGCCCGAGCCGCCGCCGCCCGTGAAGCTGATGGCGGGCGGGGTGGTGTAGCCGGTTCCCGGTTGCGTCAGGAACACGCCCGCGACCGAGTTGCCGGTGATGGTCGCCTCGCCGACCGCTTGGGTGCCGTGCGGGTCGTTGGGCGCGCCGATGACCACGGCCGGGGCGCTGGTGTAGCCGCTGCCGGGCGCGGTGATGCCGATAAAGCCGACCGAGCCGATCGCGACGAGGTTGTTGCCGTCCCAGGAGAAGAGGCCCTTGGTCGGATCGCCGATGATGACGCGCTCGTTCTTCCATTGCGTGACCTCGGCCCCCGCCGGGTTGAACGTGCCAGCAGGGGCGACGGTGATCAGCGCCTGAAGCGTCAGGTTGAAGGCTTGCAACTCGCCGCTGTTCTGGAAGCCGAAGATGTAGTCGTTCAACTCGATATTGTCGCTGGTCAGCAAAGTGATCGTCGCGTCCCAGACCCGGGTGTCGGGGTCTCTGTCGCTGGCGAGCGAGGCCGAGACGGTCGGCACGATGCGTAGATTGCTGTCGCCGATCGGCATCGCGTTCTCGAGCCAGGAGAACTCGTTCTGGTCGATCGCCGTCCGGTTGGCCTTGGTGTTCAGCCCCTTGAACGACTTGACGATGTGATACTGCTTGACCCGTTCGGTGACGGCCATGGCTCACATCTGCGCGTAGGGGTTGGGGATGCGGCCGGTCATGATGGCGACCTGGATCGCCTGGATCTGGTCCTTGTATTTCTGCATGAAGATGTCGCTCTCGCCGAACGACTGCTCCTTGAACTTCGCCTTGTGGCAAGCGTAGTAGCCGACCGCGGTGGTGAACGGGTCGTTGATCACGTCGACATCGGCGAGGCTCACCAGCGGCTGCGGCAGGATCACCGTGTCGAGCTCCATCGGGTAGACCTGGTCGGGCACGGGCGCGAGATAGAGCGTGCTCTGGCCGTAGACCGAAAAGCACACCGGCCGCCCGATGTAGTTCTGCCAATAGCGCAGCTGCGCGTTGAACTCGCGCCACGGCAGGTAGCGCAGCGGGATGCGACTGTTGCCCCAGTAGACGTTGATGGCGAGCACGTCGATGGTCGAGAGCGAATTGGGCAGCACCGCATAAGGCAGGATCTCGACGTTCTGCACAAAGAGCAGCATTGCCGTGCCGTCCGAGAACTGGGTATTCGGCGGGATCTGCGCGGTCGCGGTCGGATAAGGCGGCGCGGTCGTGCCCGAGGTGCCGCTCTGCGTGACGCGGTAGGTGAAGATGTTGGAGAAGACGAAGGTGCCGATGGTGACCGGCGTGCTCGCTTTCCACGGCACCGGGTTGGGATTGCCGCTGGGCGGTGGCGGGGCCGGGACCTGGGTGGTCTGCAGCGTCCTGAGACAGCCGGTGTCGCGCACCACCCGCTCGCGGGCGGCGTTGATCTGCGAGATCAGTTCCGGATTGGTGTAAAAGTTCGCGTTTGCATCATGCAAAAGCAAGCGGCATTCGTTGACGTAATCTTGCAGCGTGGCCGCCATAATTCCTCATCGTTGAAGCTCAGTCCCCCTTCCCACCTTCCGATGAGAAAGGGGACCTGCTCATCCACACACAGATGCAGCGGGGACCGCAACCACATGAGATGGATGATGGGATACGGCTCACGTGATGAACGTGTTGGTGATCGGGATGCCGCCGTCGATGCCGATCAGCGTCACCGATGCGACGTTGGCCGAGGCCAGCAATTGCACGTTGATGCCGTCGGAGATGATGAAGCCGCCCGCGCCGGCCACGCCGATATTGGCCATCGCTGTGCCGTTGTTGGCTTGCAGCACCACGTTGGCGGTCGACGGGATCAGCCAGATGCCGACCGGCACGACGTTGCCCGTGGTGTTGGCCGACATCGTGGTCGTGGAGAAGAAGGCCGCCGGGGTGTTGGTGTTGCCGCTCGACAAGAGGATCTTGGTCGGGGCGAGAGAGCCGATATAGCCAGCCATGGTTCAGCCCTCCTTCAGAGCGCAATCGAGTTGAGGCCGGTGATCTTCGTCATCGCTCGAGGCTTGACGTTCACCAACTCGGCGATCATCAGCACCGCGCCGACATAACCGATCTGCCAGTTCGGCAGGGTCGACTCGAAGCCGGTGAAGACGAACGATCCGGCCTCGTGAATGTAGAGGTTCAAGTAATTCGTGTTCACGAAGTAAATCGTGCCTTCGGGGCAGTACGGATCGGCATAGACCGGCACGCCCGCGACCATCAGCGCGCGGAACGCGGCGCGCGGGCCTTCGCCCTCGTCGAACCCCGTGCCCGGCGTGATCATGTAGGTCTCTTGC